GTCTGCTTGATTCTGGTTTCCTCAAGGGCATTTGAGCGATTCTGTGTTGCTACCGCAAAAACTGCGGGGCTTATACCTGTCACACGGGGAATTGCATCAACCGCCATCTGCATAATACTGGCGGCGGCACTATCAAGGGGTGCCGGGGAGCGTTCTTTTATCTTCCCATTGGAATTTGCGCCGGGATTTACAATTAAAGCGGTTCCGGGTTTAGCATAATCCCGTCTGAAATCCTCATGATTGGGTACGGCATCGCTTTCAACGAACACGCCGCCCTTGGAATTGTGCATATAAATGTAAAGCAGGGTAGAGAGGAACTTATTAGCCCACAACTGCGGGTCTTTCATAGGGCGCACTATACCATACCAGCAACCATCTGTTTCATCCCGCTTGCCAGTGATAAATTTCTGGGTGAAATGCCCCTGAATCGGGTTTTCATCATGGTGAAGAACAACGCTACCAACAAATATCAGGCGGTAAAATACCTTTTTATTCATCCTGATAGCGGTATAATCAGTTATACCAAGCTCTTTAGCCATCTTCTTAAGCTTGGAATAGCCATCTTCCGTCAGATTAAGCTGCTTGGAGCTTATCTGGTCGCCAAATACCTTAACAAGGTCAGGTTGAATGAACTGGAAGAACTGCTGGTCAACTTTCAGGAAGGGATTATCAACTTTCCAGTAAGGTTCCAGTGAATAATACTGGTATTGCCATACCTTTGGCCTATCATCTTCCTCGGTCTGTCCTTTGAACCTGTTATAGGTGGCGGGGGTAACACCAACCATTTTAGCTTCTGAATCACTGTCCTCGCTGGATAAACTACCTAAATCAGCATCAGGCCATGTTGCCTCAATATCCTCAATGTCCATGCGCTTATAACGCGCAACCCATCTGGCATCTGTGAGATTACGCTTTCTTGCAGACCAATCCCACCGGGTATTAAGCGGATTTATTCTTTCCTCAGACAAGTCACCAAGCTCAGAATCATCGTATGTCATGGAAGTATCGGTGCAACCAACACCACAGATGAACATATCCTTTTCAGAATCAACTTCAGCCACTTCCTGCCCGGAATCCTGTCTTATCCATGTGGCTATGGAACTCATGAGGTCGGCTTCAATCCCCGCCTCAGGCATAACAGTACGGGGATAGAACTTGATTTCCTTACGGTTAGCAAGCTCAAGGCCAACCATTGCATCAACAACTGTACCTACATGGTTGAGAGCTACAGAAGGCCGCGCTTCCTTAGCCATTTTAGCCAAATCGGCATCGGGATACTGATAACCATTATAAAGCCTGAAGCACTCATATGCCTCATCACGCCAGTCGGACTGCCCGTGATTGTCAGCGGCATCAAGGTTCTCTATAGCTTTCTGTAAAGTTATCTTTGCCAATGCTTACTTTTTACCCGCCTTCTTTTTAGTCTGCGTCAGAGTTTCCACGGTTTCCATATCATCCGGGATAATAACGGTTGGCTCTACCTCTTTCTCAAGTGGCTCTTCAACCTTAGAATCCTCCGGGTATATTATACCATATTTTCTTGCTGGTCTTTTGGTTTCCACGGGCTTGACTTCTTCCACCACAACAGGAGCATCAGGAACAGGGGTTTCATAAACACCGCCCGCATCTTCGATTAACTCTTTCATAGCCTGTTCACGGGCATCAAAATTTTTAAATACAAGCTCAAGTCCATCATCCCCCCGTATCAGGAAATTATCCCCCTCCTCTGCTGTAAAAAGATACTTGAAAGCACCTCCGTTATACCATCTGTTAGCATTTAAACTCTTTATGCGCTTAGCCATGTGGCTCCTCCATTGTTATATTCATCTTCATTAACTTCATACCATTTACGTTCTTTCTTCTGAAACTTCGTGCCATCAGGAAATACCGCACCAAGTTTCTCATCCACGATGCGAGCCATCGCATCCATGATGTCATCATGCGCACCATTCGGGAATGGCACATACTCCCAATCAATAAAATACTGGATTACATCTACAGATTGCCCTTCCCAGTTCCTGTAAAGAAAACTCTGAGGCATATACATCCGCTGCTTTTCATAGATAGGCATTAGCTTCTCAATCCTATCCTCCTTCGCAGTCTTGCCACCAAGCTCAATCACTTCCCAGTAATCCATGCTCTGAGCCTGCCTCGCCTTGATAGCCTCAATATCAGCCATCATGCCATATTTCTCATACCCTACCTTACCATTACCCTTGATGTCCCACTTATGAACCAGCCCAAAAAGCTTATCCACCCTCTCGTGCATGGATAACCTGTCATGCACCATATCCAGCACATAATAATTCCCATCCCTCGCTAAGCCCATAACCAGCATGGCGGTATAATCTGAGTTCTTCTTCTTACTGGTCGCAGGGTCAACCACGATATACCGGTTCATCGCCCTCCAGTTGCCAAGCTCCTTGTAAAACTTCAACCACGACATCTGAAAACTCTTGGCACTATCAGCCTGTGGGTCATTGAGCATCTGGCAACTAAATTGATAACTCGTAAATTCCTTCTGTGACTGCTCCCACTCCTCCGGCGTCAGAAATAACGGATTACCACTTCGCGTATTATCATCCGTAGCATCCGTCCTTCTTAACTTAAATACCCCGGACTTCTCCAGATTCTCATAAGCATCAAATAACTTCCACCTCGTACCAACAGCCCCATAAACCTTATCATGCGTACCCAAACCACCTATCGCCAGCCTTATCGCATCCTCCGCCTTCTCCATGAAAACCTGACTCCCCGCACAGGTCTTCTCAATCGCATCATCAAACCATAACTCGTTATAGTGCATACCCGTCTTCTGACTATCAACCAACCCCACCGCCTCTAACGTCAACTCCTTCGGATTCCCCTTCCGCTTTATTACTATACCCTCATTCTCATTCCACTTCGGACTCTCCTTCTCAGGATTCATATACAGAATATCATCAAATAAAGCCTTCAACTCCACGTTAATCTCAAGCTCAGTCTTTATCTGCTTCAGAAAACTCTTTGCCAAACTCTGCTTAAAACTAAATATCCCCGTAGTCCTCTCAGGGTCCCTTAACATCCACTGTATCCTCCCCGCATATGTCAATCCCAAAGACTTAACATGATACCTCGCCGCCAAGTCCACATAACCAAATTCATCCTTCTCAACCTTCCGGATAAACTCATACAAATATCTACGCTTCTTCTCACTCGCTACCCGTAACCACAATGTAGCCCTCAGAAAACGCTCCATCAGAAAAAACCTGTCCGTCAAACAATGATGACGTAACATCTCCCGGAATATCTCCTCATTCCCTACATTAGACTCCAATAAAGCATCACGCCTCGCACAGTAAGCCATGTAATCATCATAGTCATAATCCAGTACTCGCCTGTCTAACTGCATATCAGATGAAATGTGTGGCAAGAATTAGACCGTGTGAAGTGTGTTTTGTATCTATTGCTAGACCGTATGTGGTGTGGGTACCCATACACATCACTTAACCCCCTCCCCGGTTGTCCCATACCCGGTGGGGGTGTCTAAAAAGGAATCCTTATCAAGCTGGTTATCAGACTTACTGAGCGACATCTCTTGTATAACCGGGTTAGCATCTATCAAAACCCCATGTGCTTCTGGTTCAGGCTTGTATAACCTTTCCAACATACTGTTCACCAGCTGCTTGCTGTTTGCCTGTATATTTACTTGAGTGATATTAGTATCACCCTGTTTAATACTGTTATCACCATACTTCTTTGGGTTCAGCTTTGATGCTCTCCACTGTAAAGCACTTAACACCACTCTTGCTGCATCAGGTGGTAATTCACCACTTTCAGTCTTATCTGCAATATGCAATATCCGGTCATCCATAGACTCTGCTTGCATCTTCCATGCCCGGGAACACCTGGCTTCAAAGAGAGGAGATTGCTCTAACAACCTCAAAAACGTAGCCCGACTAATCATATGGTCATCTGAGCAGATTTTTCGGATTGATTCCCCTTGAGCTATACGGCTGAAAAGCTCATCGAACAGGTGTTCGTATTTAGCATAATAATCATCTGGTTGAGGAAGGTTGTTTATTAACTCGCTCATAGCTCGTTTTTGAAGGTTCTTTATCTCATGGTGGAAGGGCTTAACCCCCTATCCCCCTTTTTTGAGGGTATATGAAATTATCTTGCTGAGGAAATTATTTTTATTTTTGGCTCATTCTCTTGTTTGCAAGCAGTATTTTTCACTTGACAGATTTTGTTACCCACATAACAAACCACTGTTATTTATACATAACTTCATTATTCTGTTACATATATAACTTTATGCTTGTATAATAGTAATAAGGGTATATAGTTACACATATAACGATGGAGTAAACGACAATGAAACCTAACATTCGCTTACAGGCAATCAATGCCACCGCCTATAAAATCATTCTATGCAATGAAACAACATTGGAGCTTGATTATATCCCGCCAGTTGGCAGTTGCGACGATATAGTTATTCAATGGCCTGTTAACCCTCATTTTACAGGTAAAAATGGTATTGCTTCGATATTGCAGAATTATGAGCAATTTAAAGGCAAAGAATTTATTTGCTAACAATCAATAACACAAAGGAGTAAACAACATGACTGATAACAAGCAAACGGCAACAATAGAGTGCCAGGCCTAACACATGCAAGTCGAGCTAAC